AATTGCTGTTGTGTGATACCGCCTTGGCCCACTTCTGATTTGTCAGCTTTGTTGGCGAGTGTGGTGTCGATTCTTTTAACGTCAGTACCTATGGCCCGGACTAAAGATGTTATATTTTCTGTGTTTAAAGTCATGTTTTTCTCCTTCAAATTTTAGCTAGGTTATATAGTACGGTTAAGTCTGGAAGTTCTTCAGTCTGTGGACCGTTCGGGTGCGCTGAAATATACTTGTCGATTTCTTCTTTTACATTGTTTTTCACAAGATCCAATACTTGCTCGCTGGTGTATTCTTCCGCTGACTGGACCACGTCAACTCGGACGCTCTGGTCACTTGGGAATACATATCCGGCGCAATCAACCTCGACGAGATAGCTCTCGACTGGTAGCACTTTTGGAATTTTAAACGATACTTTTGAACCTTGGACCGTCGTCGAAAATGACGCTTTGCCTTTCTTGCTCGTAAAGTAAATTGTAGCTGCCTGCCCGTCAAGATCAATCGGAACCCAGTTTTCATCGTACATTGCAAAACCAAAAAGGGAAGCCGAGTCGCCTTGTTTAACGACCCGACCGCCCTCAAACTGCTTTAAATTGGTACAGTTTGAGCGATTCATTCAATCACCCCTCTTTACTCGTAATAGTTGACTAAATCGTCTTTGTCCCAGCATGAAAGCCAAATAGGGCCGAATTGCCCAAACTCAAACAAGCGCCAGTAATAACCGCCATAATATCCGCCCTTGCCTGTGTCTGCGATATGGGCTTCATCAAGTTCAAAACTAAAGTACATTCCAGCCTTGAAGTCTTTATCAGCCCCGTCCGGTAAGTTGTTTCCGTCTTTGTCAACCCAGTTTACCAAAGATACAGGGATACCGTTTTCAGTCCAATCGAACCCGACTGGCGCGAGATAATCGCACTTAATTTGATAGATACCGTTGACATACTTGACCTCGTTCGCTTGATAAAAGGCCTTGTCTTTTGGTTGTACGGCTGTGTTAGCTTGATTGTTGTTTTGTGGTGCTGTGTCAGCGTATCGCCATACCTCGATATAAGCTGGTTTATTCCAGTTATAATAGTCGTTCCAAGGGTAAGTATTGATAGCTTGTCCGGGTGCGCCTTGTGTCGAATAGTCGCAAGAGATGAAGTATGTATCGTCGATCATCGCTCCGACGTGGCCACCAGCACCGCCAGACGTTGACATATCAGCGCCCCAGCTCATAAGGACGATATCGCCCGTTTGAGCGTCCCAGTCTTGATTGATACTTACGCGATAGAAGCCATTATTTGCTAGTTGCTGGCCGAGTGTAACCGTGGACGGCAAGCCTACGATCTTGATTCCGGCTTCTTTCAGCGCTTGCGAGATAGAGCCGGAGCAATCAGCCGTGCCGTCTGCGCCGTTACGACTTCCCAGCATGGAATAAGTAAGTAGCCCGCGACGATTGATAAACCAGTTTACTGTAAGTTGTTGTACACTCATTTTCTATCTCCTATTTCTTCCATTCATCGTTAGCGCGTTTAACGGCTGCTTCAATAAAGGTATTGAGTTCTTGATTCGTCAAGTGGATATTTTGAGATTCAAGGCCCTCGATCAAGCTCGTTTTAGCGTGCTCGAGTTTATCCTTGCCGTGGATATCCAACTTGTCAGCAACCTGCTCTGTAGCGTTGACCGCGTTCTTTGCCAAGATCTCAACGATCTCGATCGCTTTCTTGCCACCGCGCATTAATAAGTATTTTTTAACCGCTTGAACCACGATACCAGTTAAAACTACTAAAATGCTCATCGCTGACGTTGCGATAATGTTTGTAATTTGATCCATGCTATTTGTCCTCTTTTATTTCTAATTCCAAAAAGCGCTCGAACAGCACTTTGATAGCTCCGTTACCGCCAAGTTCGACGTAACTTTCATACAGTTTAGATAGCTCCTCTATTTCGTGCTGGTTAGTGTGTCCACGCTTGAGCGCGTTCTTCAAATTCTCCTGCAATCGAAAACGTTGAAGCCGTTGCAAGCCTTTCCCAATGATAGTCAGATTCTTCTGGTTATCTTTTCCGATTTCTTCCACGGTTGATACTGACTTCTCGAGGGTGTCTATCTTGTTAGATAGACCCTCAAGACGTTTGTCAGCTTCTTTAGTGGTTTTGGTGCTCTTGAATGAAAAGTAACTTGGAATAATCACGACTAAAACGGGAGTCAGCTTGTCCACTAGTGCCAATAGGTCCAATTTCACCACCCCCTATTAAAATCACTAGCTTATTGTACTGGTTGAGTTTCCAAATCAGTATTAGATGGTTTTGGCTCTGTCCACTTCCAAACCGCAAGTTTACCATTTTGTGAGAGTGATCCCTCAAGATCGGTCACTGTTTCGTTATTGTAAGTAAACTCTTGATTCACTTGGACTAATACACGTTGACCTTCACCATATTTAGGAGTGTACGCTGGATTAGTTACTGTGAAGATTTCATACGGCTTGTAAGTCTTACCAGCTTGACCAGCTTCGACCAATTCCAATCCACGCGCATATAATGTAGGGTCAAGCGGGCTTTCTGTGTTAGTGACCGCTGCCAAAACTGCCCAGTCTGCTACTGACTTAACTTCTGAGATTTTAGTATCTTTCTCAGCGAGTTTGGTCTCGTATTCTTGTGCTTGCGTGTGCAAGTCTTCTTGTAATTTCTTCACACCCTCGGCTGGATTTAATTCTGTCGCAACTTGACCGAGTACGGCTTGGATCAGCACTTCATCTGATTCGCTGGTACGGTCACCGATTAATACACGCTCAAAAGCTGTGTAAGGGTTAGCTGAGCGGATTGAAACGAAAGTGCGTCCTTCTTCTTGCAAATATTTGTTAATGATTTTAAATTCCATAAATTATTTACCTTCTTCTAATTTCTGTTCTGCCTCGTCAAAGAGGTCTTTGAGTGCTTGATCGCTATCTAAAACGCTGTTAACGCGTGTTAGTTGTTGCTGTACTTGTTCGAGTTGCGCTTGAGCTTCTTCAAAATATGCTTTGTAATTTGCATTTTCGATAGCTTCGTTAGCAAATTTAATAGCGAGATTGTTGATGATTTTATCTGTTGTGTTCATGGCGTCCTTTCTATCTCCAATATTTATAATACCCACCTCTTGTATAATTTCTGCCATCGTCCAAATTTCGGAAGTTATCAAAGATGTTATCTAGTATTTTCACAAGATTTTTATTTTTAATGATAATATCCTCGATATTATGGATTGTATTATCGACTGTGTTTATTGCAATTGATTTTGGGTCATTTGCGTTGTACATAAACTCAACTAAGTCGCCGTAGATATTGACTGCTGTTGTATTGTCGTTCGCATTCCAGATCTGGATCCCAGCCGACCCGTCGTCCATTTTGATGTGTTTCCGTGAGTTAGACATGAGCGCTGTGTACGATCCATCTTTTCCTGAGATTCTACCAGATCCAAAAACCAAGTATTGTAATGGACGGTTTGCGAATTGATTTTTAATTCCTACCCCTTCCCTGTTCATTTCAATCCAGCCAGTCTGTAAGTTGAAGTCGGTAATACCATTCAATGATGATAACGTGCCACCCTTGATAATGTTCGCGGTCAGCCCGTCTGCAACAATATTCTTGGCCGATACATTGATAAGCCTTGCTTGACTAGCGTCGATCTCGGAGATATGTGCTGTCCCGATCTGAGCATTGCCAATCATGGATTTTTTAATCACACCATTTTTGATAATGGTTTTTTCACCAACCGAAAGCAAGCCCTCGTTGATCCTGATTGAGCCGTCTGGGTTGAGGTTTAACTGTCCCAGCACGTCCCCCGCGCTGTTTAGGTTACGGACCGACCAAGACCCCGCAAGCTGTGTGACTTGAGTCCGTGTAGCTTCCGCCGTTTCTTTGGCCTGTTTGGCCTGTTCTGCAACTTGGATTGCTTTTGCTTGTGCGTCGCTAGCAAGTTCTTTCGCTCTATTGCTAGCCTTATAAGCATCATCAAACTGACTTGGCTTGTATGGTCCGGTATTCGATCCGCGGACCAAAATAGGTTCCTTAAATTCTACCCAGCCATTCTTGGCCAAATAGATATAAAATGGGTAGTTCGCGTCTTCTCCGAAGGCAAAGTCTTCTTGAACTGTGAAAGTTTTTTGGAACTCTTGCCACTCGTTTAGAGGGGGTCTATTTTTTCCAATGTCAGACGATAAAAGGATTTTATTTAATCCGTGGTTCTTGACATTAAAAGCAAAAGAACTGTCTGGATATTCCCTAATACGGTACTTAAACCCTAACGTGTAAGTTTCACCGTGGTATATTTTTTTAACGTAAATTGGAAGAGAGAACCCTGTCCAGTTATAGCCTGTTAAACCTTGCGCCTTAATTGTAAAAATACCATCACTCACAGATACGTTTGCATTTGGATTGTTGTTTCCGACAAGCGTATTAGTGGACATGGTCATTGAGTTTACAATCAGATTATTATCATCTGTGACATATTTTCCAACCTCGGTCTGGAAAATCTCACTACTCATTACAAGCCGTGATAGCTTATCGGGTGCGTCTGTTTCGGACGTACCGATAATACGCTCATAGAGTAGAGATGTTTCTTTAACTTTTTGGAAGTCTGTTTCATTGACTTTTCCAGCAATCTGACTAGATAATGTGGTCAACTGGCCATCAATACCTTGTTTAAACTCAGCTAGTTTAGCTTCGTTATCTCTAGTTAGAGCTTCAAAACGTTGTCTTGTACCTTCAGCATTTTCTGTAAAGGTACTCTTTGCGATATAATCTCTTGATAAAGTCTCGCGAATAGTGGTTGATAAACTAGCCGTTTCTTCTCGAGCGTATCGCTTTAATTCATCTTGTCGTTGGCCGTCCTTATCAATGAATGATGTTATTTCTCCGATTTTTGTTTTAATGCCATCTGTCGTTTTATCGACTTCGAGCATTTTAGAGCCATATTCATTTTTAAAAGTCGTAACGTCTTTACTTAATTGTGTTTGCGCCCTCTCTGCCGTCGCCTTAAACGTGTTTAAATTCGTAACGTTCTCGTCTGCAATTTTCTTTGCTTCTTTGGCTAAATCAGCACTTGTTCCAGCTTTTTTTAAGGATTCGTCAGCTTTTGCGTTCGCTTGCGCGATAGCTTGATTTGCTGAGGTTTGAGCGTCGTTGACTATTTTTTCAATTTTAGCCGTGTCGACTTTGAGGATCTTTGGGAGCCACTCTGTGCCTGACCAATAATAGAGCTCTGTTTCCTCTCCTACGGTTAAATATAAGAGATCGCCTTCGTGGAGCGTACCTCTTGGCTCGTCCTTGGGCTTCGTGACTCCGTAATAGTTGGTATTCTTACCGTTTGCGGAAACAAGCGCCCGTGTAGCCACCTCAAGAGCCCCTTCAGCGTACTCTTTAGACTCTGACACGCTTCGCATGATCGAGCCTTCCGACGTGATCGCTTTCTGTACGGTCCCGATATCGTTACACGTCACCTTGTGAGACAAGAGCCGGCCTGTGACGTCGTAAGAGCTCTCATAAGACACAATACGAATCTTCTCGCGGAACCCGATCGTCTCATTAATAGCCATGATATAGTCACCCTCACGGGGCCGTGTGTACTTATACCCGGCTTGCGTGAGATCTTCCATGTCAAGCTGGACCGAGATCGAATAGGATTCGTCAACTTCTTTTTTTAGTCGTTCTAGGAGTTTACCAGTCTCTTTGTAACGCTCATCGCTTACCGGTTCGCCCTCGATACGGCCATAGATCCGAGCAAGTGGGCTCTCGTATTCGGACGTATATCGGCCTGCGTTGTGGTTGTTTTCGTCTTTCCACGCGCCTAAACCCTTTTTATAGGTTATAAAGTTGCCGATATTCTTCTCGATTGTGAGCTCGTTCATATTGAAATTTTTTCGGACAACTGTCGAAAGGTCAGTCCCGACTTTTTTCAAAATTCGAACGACCTTACCTGTTACCGAAAACTCGAGGCCCGCTGCCTTAATGATCTCTTTGAACATTTTGAGCCGGCTCGCGTTCCCGAAATTCTCTTTCCGAATCGATCCAGCTTGCGCCTCGATCACGTACCGGTAGCCGCTATCTTTGAAGATAGCCTCGATATAGACTTCAAAGCGATTTGAACCGTTAAACTCTTGATAACAATTTGAGTGCTCGAAATCGTAAAAGAACTGGTGGACCGCGTCAAAAGATAATGAAATATTTTTTCCTTCGTCTTTTGGCTTGGCGTAAATGATCTTATAGAGCTCGCCATCGAAAGTAAAGCTCCACCCGCGATCGAGTCGTGAAAGAACTTGTTTGTTAGATACAATCGTTCCCGAGACCGATCGCTCGCCATTTACTGCGTTTTTTGTTTTTAACTCGACTTGGGCTCCGTATCCGTTGCCCTTTTCGTCGTAAAAAGTAATCAATAGTCCACCTCCTTTCTAGCGATATAGCTCTTTAAAACCGAGGATCTTAACGGTCCCCTTGAAATTAGTAAACCAATTGACCGACCGATTAGGTTTTGGCCGAATAACGAAATACTCATAATTCGTCCGATTGTTGACGTTTAAGTCTTGCGTCGCTGGTCCTTGATAGATCGCCGTCTCAACCCCTTTCAGAAGGAGCTTTTGGCCCGATCTTAAAGGCGTTTCTGTGTGTCGGTAAGTGAACCGACGGCCGTCAATCTCAAGGAAAAAATCAGTATTATCAGCGTTTGCGGTCAATTCCACAACAAACGGTACTTCTAGTTGGCTAAGTGGGGCCGTGCCGTTGTATGGGAAGCTGTTCGCTGAAAGCGCGAGATCCCTTGGGACCGTCTCGCCATACGGGAGCTCCGCTGTAACGAATGAAAATGAAACATTGTACTTGATCCCGGCTTCAGAATTGCCGATGAAGTCAAACTCGATTTGACCATCGCCCACGACGTTATAACGATATTTCCAGTTATTGTGTGGTAACTGGGCAAGGTTTAGATCGCCCGTCGTTTGTCCCGGCGTCTGGAAATCGTAAATATTATTTACGTTTTGGTATAGCTTTGTAATATAAAAGCTATCGTCACCCAAGACCCAGCGAGTCAATTCGTCTTTTTTATTTAAAAAGTCCTCCATAGAACCCGCTGAAAGCCTAGCTGTGACTGAGATTTTCTTTTCGATATAAGTCAAGCCGTCGAAAATATAACCATTGCGCCCCTTAACGGTTCGCCTTGATAGTTCCACGGCCGGGGACGAATCTTCGACCGTGATATTGTAAAGACCAAGGTCAGAAAGTTTCTGACTTTGGCCGTCTTTCTCAATTAATAAGTCCATCGTTCCCCCTTACGAGAAATAAGCGTCTAGCGCCTTTTCTCTCGCGTCTTTCTCCTTAATTGTGGTATAGATCTTATCTCCCACAATTTCGTTATGTACTTCGAATTTTTGGTCCGAAAGTTGTGAATTTTTGACCTCGTCGCTCAAGTCCTCAAGAGATGAGCGAACGCCCGAGTTTGTCACGCTCGCGCTTGTGGTCAATACACTATTAGTCTGATAGTCTTGATCTGTGATAGCTTGAGCGTACTCTTTCGCCATCGCCTTAATATCACCGACCCAGTCTTTCATACCGAGGTACATACCTTCACCAGTAAAGCCACCAATTTTTTTCGTAACTCGGGAAGGTGAGTGAATATCAAGCGCCGAACGCATAACTGAAGCGATATTTGAAGCGATACTGAAAGCAAGAGCATAGAGCGAACCGGCCATCGAAGCAAGCCCATTATACAGGCCTACGCCCGCATTAAATCCGACCATTTGAAGCATAGCTGGAAGCAAGCCGAACGAAGCTGAAATCTGAGCACAAGCCGAACTAGCAAGCGAGACGGCTTGCGTCATGCTTGATTGCATGGTGCTAGTAAATGCTTGCATACCGCTTTTAGCGCTATTTGTCACACTTTGGAACGTTGACTTAAACGCGCTTTCTAGTTGTTTACCAGCCGAAGAGCTCACTTGCGAGATCTTTGTAAGCCCAGCTTGAACCGCTTGAGCCGTCGCGTTCATTGAGTTAGTGACGGCCGTTTTCATTTGGTTGTAATTGTTAGTTACTGCTTGCGATAATTGCGCGCTTGATTGTTGCGCTTGTTGAGAGACTTTGGCAAAGTCAGCTTGCGCGTTGCTTGCCATCGCATTTGTAGCGCTCGTCGCTCCTGCTTGCATTTGTTGGAAGTTGCTCACGACTCCCGAATTTGCAAGTTGGGCGTTCGTGTTAGCTGCTGTATTCACGCCCGCTGTGCTCGCGTTGGCGTTATTAAGGAGCTGATCCATCTGATAGCTTGCATTAGCATTTAATTGGCTGATATTGCTTACTACGCCCGTGTTCATTTGGCCCGTTTGAGCTGTCGCGTTCGCGTTCATTTGGTTGAACGACGTATCGGTATTCATTGCGAGCTGTTGCATGTTCATCGTGCCGTCAGCGTTCATCATACCGAAATTCGTTGATACGCCTTGTTGCATTGTTGACGTGGTCGTCATTGTGCTATTTGCAAGGTTCATCATGTTATTCGATACGTCCGCGGTCATTGTATTCGTTGACGTGCTGACGTTCGCTTGCATTTGTTGGTAATTCGTGCTGACGTTAGTATTCGCGGTCGTCGCGTCCGAGCTTACTTTTGCGGTCGTTTCCGAGCTCTTGTTCGAGATATGTTCCGCTGTTGCTCCAATCGTCGCTTCGACCTTCGCTCCGCCTGCTTCGGACTTGCCGGAGATCCAATCCCAGATACCACCGAAGAAGTTGCCGACCGCGTCTGCAACGCCTTTCAGAGCGTTCGGAATGAAGTTAAGCAATGCACCACCGAAGCCCTTGATGATATCCCATGCAGCGCCTACGATCTTAGGAATACCAGTAATCAATGAAGTCGCAAGTTGTACGACCAATTGCACTCCAGCCATAGCTAGTTGAGGCAAGGCTTTAGCAAGTCCCATGATAAGCTGACCGATAATCTGCGCACCAGACTGTGCAATCTTCGGCAAGGCGTTAATAAGCCCTTGGACAAGCGCCACGATAAGCTGAATACCACCTTGCAAGATCGTTGGTAAGTTTGACAAGATCGTTTGAATAAATCCGACAATGACTTGTGTCGCAATATCGATGATCGTTGGCAAGGCTTGAATGATCCCTTGGACGACATTCATCAAAATTTGAATACCTTGTTGAAGGATCTGCGGGAATTGCGCTTGCATATTAGTAATGAAGTTAGTTACAATCTGTTTCGCTGTCGAAAGAATTTGCGGTAAGTTTTGCAAGATCCCTTGCGTAATGCTAAGTAACAACTGCATACCAATAGCGAGTAACTGTGGCAATGCTGAAAGTAAGCTATTGACCAAAGTCCCGATAATCGTTACCGCGGACGAGATCAAAGAACTTGCGTTTTGGCCCACACCTTGAACGAGGCTACCGATCAACTGGATCCCAGCGTTAACGATCACTGGGAACATTGTTGCAAAGCCTTGCGCGAGTTTGGCCACTAGGTCAGCACCCGAAGCGATTAAGCTCGGTAATTGACTAGTGATCCCGTTTACAAGGTTTTGAATAATCATCGGCCCTTTAGTGGTTACTAATGTAATCAACTGATCGATCTGTTTTCCGAATTGTTGATTAATCAGACCAAGGCCAGCGAGGACAAGCCCCAAAATAGCAGCCGGACCGATTGACGCGAGGGCAACTCCCATCACCGACGCGATCCCGCTTGTCATCATGCTAAGAACCGATAAGCCTCGCGAAGCAGCTCCACCAAGAACACCCGGAATACCTGCTACTTTACCCGCAAAGCTAGAAATGAAGCCTCCGGCCGTGCTAAACACACTAGAAGCGATAGATCCGAGAGCCATTGTTTTCATCGCGACCGTACCCATAACACCAGTAAGCGAAGTTAGTCCGCGCACCGCTGGGCCAAACGCAAAAGCAGCAACTACTCCCATAATAGCTGGTTTTAGTTTAATCATTGTGCTTTCGAATTTATTCGCTTGTTCGTCGGTCATTTTCGTACCGTTTAAAAGCTGATTAAGGGCTGGGTTCAAAGAATTTAAAGTGTCTAGGAATTTTTGAAAACCTTGAGAATTATTGATTCTATCAACTAATTTATCAAGCCATTGCACGAAAGTAGTCAAAACTGGCAAAACAGCCGTTCCGAGTGTTTTTTGAAAAGTCTCAAAAGACCCTCGAAGAATCTCAACCGCTCCTTTTAAATTATTCATCTTTTCGGCTGCGACTTCTGCAACTGTCACTTTGTCGATAGCGGCTTGCATATTGTTAGCGCCGTCTGCTCCCTCGTTCATCGCGATAGTAGCAGCACGCACCGCGTCGGTACCGAACATGGTTTTCAACGCCATTTGTTTTTCCGCGTCAGTAAGTCCACTCAAGTGATCTTTCAAGACTTGCGAGATCTCAGCGAATGACTTGATCTTTCCTTCAGCCGTAAAGAACTGGTTCGAACCGTCCTCGGTTATAATACCTAAATCTTTCATTAGATTTGTTTGCTTCTTCGTTTGCGGTTGCAAATTCATAAGCATAGTTTTAAGAGACGTTCCGGCGTCGGAACCTTTAAGTCCGTTTTGAGCGAATACTGCGAGGGCGTTTGTGGTATCGCGGAATGATAAGCCAAGCCCAGACGCTACCGGAGCGACCATTGAAAGACCATATTTCAACTCGTGGACGTCTGTCGCTGACGCGTTAGCAGCTCCCGCGAGTTGGTTTGCTGCTTGTGTAGCCGTCATACCGTCGCGACGGAAAGCGTTCAATGCCGTTGAAGTAATCTCAGCAGCTTCTTTCAAGTCAAGCTCGCCCGCTGTTGCAAGGTTGAGGGACGCCGTAAGGCCACCGTTAAGGATATCTTCTGTCGATACCCCAGCTTTCGCAAGTTCGCCAATTGCGTCAGCCGCCTCACTAGCGCTAAATGCTGTATCAGCTCCGGCCTTTGTTGCCGCTTTATCAAATTGAGCCATCGTTTCAGCACTTGCACCAGTAACGGCCTTAATGTTGCTCATTTTAGCTTCAAAATCCGCTGCCGTTGCAATCGTACTCTTGATAAATCGTTTACCAAGATCAAATGCTTTATAAGCAGCAGCCACTCCGAGGACTTGTTTCAGCAAGTTAGTTGAAGCGCTCGCCGCTCTGTCTGTATGGCTTACGATCCCAGTCAACGCTCCGACTGCCTTCTGTCCGGCTGTCTGGAACGCGTTTCCGAGTCGTCCACTTACAGTACTAGCAAGATTGCTGACGGAAGAAAGGATCCGACCACCGAACGAGTTTTTGACCCGATCCGCAAAGCTGTTAGCCTTGCTAGTTAATCCAGTAAACATACTAGACCATGAAGAGTTGATCGGGTTCAATACCTTTTGACCAAGTGCGCTCGTAATGCTTCCAGCCGTTGACTGAATACGAGCTTCGAGCCGTGCCATAGAGTCCCCAATCGAACCGAAGGCTGTCTTATACGATCCGGACATATTGTTTGCCGAATTAGTAAAGACCGAGCCGATACTGTGGACTTTTGAGCTGATCCGGCTTGCCATAGAGTCGACACTGTTTGCCATCTCAGCAAAAGCGCTCTTTGGCGATTTGATAGCGTTTGAAATATTAAAATCAAACGCTTTTTTGATTTTGGAATTAATGCCGGCCCCAAGTGTGGCAACATCATTTTTCATCGTTCCTAAAACTGATTTAATATCAGCCGAAACACGAGTAAATGCCCTTCGTATGGGGTCCGGTAATTTTGCGCCAATATTTGAAGAGATACGCTGTAGCTCTCCGAGGGCGATTTTGAATCCGCCGGTCAATCCTTGGCCGATCTTGGATCCGATATTTTGGTTACTGTTTGCAAGCCGGTTCATCAATTCCCCGACTTCCCGAATCATCTGATTCGCGCTCTTTGACGCTTCCTGTGCCGCGTTTTGAAATGCTTTACGCGTCGAACTCACGACGTCGCTCATCGCTTTTTCATAACCCGTTAAGTCCGCGCCGATAATCGCTTCTACTGATCCGTCAAAAGCCATCGCCCCACCTCCTATCTATCTATTTCTGAAATGTTCGTTAAGACGCTCGATCTTCTCGAGCATACCTTGAGAGTCCCCGCGCTCTTCGCGCTGTCTGAATAGACGTCGGACCTTTTCACGATCTTTTTTCTTGCTTAACTTGCCAAAGTCCGCTTTTTTAGCATTCAAAGTGTATCGCAAGTTAAAAGCAAGTTCGACGAGGTTTTCTCGTTCCTCGATCGCTCGATAATAAAGGCCCTCGCGAATTGCGTCGAGCTCGTTTTTCGTACATGAAAAAATAATATTCGGGTCAGTCAGACCCAAGCGCGCACACTCTATTAAGAGATTGCGTTTCTCAAGCGCCCAATCTGCGCCTCTGTCTGTTCGATCTGAAGTTCCGCTTGTGCCTTGTCCTCCGCTGTTTCTGCTTTGGCTTTGAGGTACTTCAATCCCAGCTCGAGATTTTCTAAGTATTTCGAAACTTTCTCTTTGAAAAAACCAGATTCCACCATTTTTTCTTCTAGTGCTTCAAAAAGTGGCTCTGTGCTTTCTGCTCCGAGATCTTCCATCTTGTCCGCGATTGCTTTGATCGCTTCTTCATCGCTTACGGCTTTCGCTTTTTTGCTTGCACATAGCTTGATAAGATCCACAAGAGCTGAATCGTTGCGATCCACGACGCGAAGGAATAGAGCACCGACACCATCTTCATTGCGTGAACCGTCTGGGCCTTGAGATCCCAAGTCACGATTGACCTTGTACATGGTCATATAATCAAATTTGATTTCGATTGCGCGGCTTCCGACTGTAAATTCCATTGAATAACTCCTTTTTTGTCAAAAAAATAAAAGCAAAAGGGCTTCCGAGGCCCCTTTGCTTGAAAAATTAGCGTGTGATATTGTTGTAATCGCCTGTTGTTTCGCCCGGGTTTTGGTATTCGTAAACGTCGTTTAACATTGCGATTTCGTCCGCTGACAATGGGAACTTACCATCGCGCAAACGTCCAACGATCCCGACTGTATAGTTCAATTCAACGAATCCATCGATTGCGTCCGTGAACTCAACGTCTTCTGTGATCTTACCATAACCAAACTGAGCTGGATAAGTGTCTTTACCAGTTGAAGTCTCTTTGACGCTATCGTCAACGATAACACGCCAGATCTTCAAAGATTCACCGGTTTTCTGTGCGTCCAATACAGTTTGAACTGAAGGATCTTTAGGTGCGAAATATTGAGTTAACTCAATAGAGTGTTCATCGGTTGCTTTTTCCAACAAACGCCCTTGTTGAGTTTGCTCGTCAATGTATTCGCCACCCATTGTCGTGGTCCCGTCTGTACGGTAAGCCGGAAGCATAGCTCCGTTACCTTTTTCGGCGTGGATAGATTGAATAAAGTAAAATACTTTTTTACCTACGATCGGCTTTGCGATCGTAATTTTAATTTTTGCTTTGTCTTCTGCTTCACCCATTTATTAAGTGCTCCTTTTTAAAAGATTGTATCTGTTAGTGCAATGACAATATGATAGACTTCACGGCCTATCGTATCGTCTAAGAGTACGCTCGCGTTTACGTTGCGATTGTGGCCAATCCTTCGAAGGGCCTCAGATTTGACTTTCTCGACCCCGGCCCGGCTTTCCGTGCCCGGTAAGAAAATGTCAATTTGTACGCTCATATCCTCGATTATAAGCCCTGTTTGAGCTGTTTTGGACGTGTCCGAGCTAGATTGCCCGATCACCAGAAACGGCTCGAGTGTGTCTTGTTTTGGTAGCTTAAATTTGATCGGAATATTGAGTGGTTTTAGTTTTTCGCGTAAATCTGCGAGCATTTTGACTGAAGGCGTTTCGTTTGCCATGAATCACCTCCTAAACATTTTACGAAGGTTTTTAAATAACACTTCGCTTTCTTCCTTAACGGCTGGACCAAGAAACGGCTGGGCCTTCATCTTACGAGTTCCAAGCTCCACATAGACCGAATAACCAGCGGGAGATATTACTTTGTACCGTAACATACCCACCCGAGCGACGAAGATCCCGTTTCGCATGAAGCCGGTATCGACTGCCGCTTTCATCTTGGCTTTTCGTTCCACACGCAAGGCCGATCGCTGCAATTCTGCCGATACAGCCCGACGCGCTTCCCGTGGCTTGTTTTGGACACGTCGAATAAACTTGTCCAGCCCTTTTACAGTATAAGAAAAACTCATAAGTAAATAACCGTGCTATTATGATGATATTTCTTGCCCTTAATCTTGAGTCTTTGGCCATTGTAAATCACTTCCGAGAAGCCCTTATACGTGCCCTGTAAGTGCAATTTAAACGAATTAAAATCGTACTTACCATAGAGCCCCATCATCTCATAGTTAGATAATGAATTTCGCATACAAGGGACCGGGAAACTCTTTTTCGTTTCCGTGCTCTCGAGCAATTCGTCCTCTGGTTCTTCCTCAAAGATCAAAGTCACGCGTTCGTTATAAATCATACACGCGCCCCCTTTAAATGAATCGAGCGATCCCGCGGGCGTTGTGTTTGACCGCAAGGCCTTTTAAAACGGCCTTATGCTCATCTGTTAGATAGCTAGACTCCCAAGTGAAGCTCCGGCCTTCCTCGCTGTCCGCTGTCGCGCCTTCCGAGTTTAGACGGTTGAAGCGACTGACGGCAACGTCTCGAAGGATATAAGCCACGCTTCCGGGCAATTCCTCAAGTGCTGTGTCCGAAAACTGGTTGACGTAAGCGATCATACGCTCGAAGCTATCCCGTACAATTAGGGTCAAAAGATCGTCTTGTTCTTGGTCAGCTTTGGGAATACCTTTTAGCAAACGAAGCTCTTCCGTTACTTGATCGATATTGATTGCCACCATCGCTCAAACCTCCTAAAACTAGGCTGCTACCGCTGAAGTTGGAGCTTCGATTGTAGCTTCCACGACACCGTCCGGAATTTCAGCAAAGAGAACGTTAGCGCCAAAGAATACAGACTCAAAAGTCAAGTTATTCAAGTGACGATCACGCGCCACACCGATAAGACCTGTTTCGTCGGTAAAGTCCGCAAACAATCCGCCAAGATCACCACCAGCAACGTTTAGGTAAGCGAAAACAAGGTTTTCAACGGCTGTTGTATAGATCTTGCCTTGTGGGCATGACGGCATAACAATAACGTTTTGCATACCAAGGAAGTTTTGGAGAAGTGTGAACCCGAACACGTTTGAAGCGTCAGACGCTACCGCTGTGCTTCCAAGGTATTCAGCCACATCGAGCGGGTTAACGAAAGATACCAATGGAGAACCTTCGAACTCGTTGAAAGTGGTCAATTTGCCCCAGCTATTCGCGAGAGCTTGTTGAAGGCTTTTTCCTTTGACTTTAGTTTTAGTCTTTTTAAGGTAAGCTAGGAAATCTTCTTTGATTCCGTTTTGAATTTCACGAAGCAAGCGTGTATCTGCTTCTGTGATAGCGCGTGACGCACCATGACGGGCGATTGCTTCCGCTGATACTGCACGGCGTTTTTTGAACCATTCTACTGTGTATTCTTGGTCCTTCGCGCGTGTCATTTTAGAAAGTGGAATTGTTTCCCCTTCAGCGGTTTTAGTTGTGTCAACGTCCGCTGTCCATTTGTAAGTTTGGATCTTAAGGTCGTTAGTCAACTCTTGACGGCGTGTCACTCCCAAAAGACGAAGCAAGTCGTTAATGTTTTTAGAAAATTTATTGACAAAATCAATGGACTTAATTTCGCCAAGATCTGTCATGGTTGTTAGTTTTGTTTCAGCCATATTTTAATAGCCCTTTCTAGTTTTTAAATAGTCCAATGTTTGTAGCGATCATTGCTTGACGTTCTTCGTCGTTCTCAATCGCCATGATCTCCGCTTTCGTCATAGATACCGGCCCCGTACCCTTGCGAGGTGCTTTCTGTGTCAAACGTTCATCGACGCGCGCTTCTACTGCTTTATCAAAAATTTGTCGCAATGTACCGATCTTCTCTTTTGTGGCTTCGGCTGTCTCATCGATCACAAAATCAATAAACTCGCCCGGAAGTCCTTCTTCGCTCAATAGCGTTTGAGTGGCCACGCGCATTTCTTTAATCGCAAGAGCTCGCTCGCGTTCTTCGATCGCTTGGATTCGTTTCGCTTCCTCTTCTTTGGCGCGTTCGTCTTTGGTTAGCTTCGCGAGGCGTTCGCCTTCGCTTTTGGCCTTTTCGATTGCTTCAGCTTGCTCTGCCTCCCAGCTTGCGCGGGCTTTGGCAATTTCGGCTGCGATTGCTTTCCCAAACTCGGCGCGTGTGAAGGTACGCTCTGCCTTTTCCTGCTTTGTTTCGACTTGTTCTTCTTGAGTGACGTCTTGCTCAAGTGCTTCAGTCTCGACTGCTTGTGTATTTTCTGACATTATTTTCCTCCGATGGTTACGCCATCAATCGATTTTCTCGTTTTACGCCCGGCGGCGAGGCAATGCAGCTTTTAACGTCCTCCGCATAGTCTGGACAATAAAAAAAGCGGTCTATTCCCGCTTGTCAAGATACCGGATCACCTCCGATCACTGATCCTTGTCACCTCGTGACTGTTTAATACTTTTGATAATACCTTCGATCATTCCAGCGAGTACGGCCCAACCTGCCACCATCAAGAAGGCAAAGCAGAAAAGGCCCGCTGTATAAGATACCATATCCCAGATATTTATCATTATTCTCCTTTCTTATTTTGAGTATAAAAAAAGCACCTAGACGATTCTAAGTGCTTAAGTAATGAATTGCGTTTTTGTATTTTTTAACACGCTCGTAGTCTGTATCAGTAACAGATTTCAAACGCGATAAATCTGAGTTGTGTTTCAAATCAGCAAGTTTTACAACTCTTGCTAAGTTATTAGATTTTACTTTTTCAAGATATTCTTGATAACTTTGACCTTTTTCCTTTGTCAAAATTTGTACCGCTGTAACAACTTCGTTTGATAAACCCGAAACCAATAAATCATCAATAGTTATATCACTATCCTCAATCACATCATGCAAAAGAGCAACAGCTTTTTCTTGTTCAGTTTTGACTTGGCTGGCCACATAAAGGGGGTGCTGTATGTAATCGACGCCAGCTTTATCTACTTGCCCTGCATGGGCTTTTTTAGCGATAGCTAAGGCAATATCAATCATGCTGCTACCAACCTATCAATATAAGTAAACGCGTCCTTTTCTGAAATTTCTTCGAAATCCGTGAAGTCGTTGAAAAAGATTTTATTAAACCAAT